AATCCTGTGCGTCAAGAATCTGCTTTAATAAAGCACTAGCAATATTCAACTACGTTCCCCCGAACAAAAAAATAAGTGCCGAGGCGAACCCCAGCACTTATCATTCAACTAATTAACTAGCAGCAGTAGCCTTCTCTCTTCGAGATGCACCGTCGTAGTCAGAAGCAGAAATGCCACGTCGAGTAAGCATAGTTTTTACTCCTCGTACCGTTTTACCGATTTCGGTAGCAATTTCTTCAACAGTCATTGATTGAACATCAGCAAGTTCTGCTAATGGATCAACTCGTGTGCCAGACTTAGTTGTTTCCTGGCGGGGAATCGCAGCAATAGTTCCTGCACGAAGGAGGCTAAGAGCCTTACCACGAACAGAGTTTACTGAGCGACCAAGGGCTTCTGCGATTGCTTCAACAAAAGCGCCTTCATTTACTAGCTTAACAAATGTAGCTTCTTCAGCGTCAGAATAGGTCTTAACAGTTTCCGGCTTGGGAGTCGGCTTGATATGACCAGTCAATTCCATAGACAAGATCTTGCCTTGGATTTGCTTTGCTGTGAATTTGCCATCGGCAAAGTTTTCAGCTACTTCTGCGTAAGTATACTGACCGCTATTGTCGCTTACAAACGACTCTAGAATGTCTTCTTGTACGTCAGAAAATGCTTTGCTAGAATTTGTAGAAGCGAGTTCTACATCATAACCCATTTTACGCAATTTACTAGAAACTGAACGGGTTGAGGTTTCAAGGTTAGCAGCAGCGTCAGCTACTGTAGCTTGAGATACAGGAGTCTCGTCTCCTACAAACGTTTCGAGTGCACTGGTGCGCTCGTCATTCCACTTAGGAACTGCCATGTTTTTCTCCAATATAATCTTTAAGATTAGTGACAATTTGTATGCCTTTCTCTAAGGCTTTTAAGGTTTTTGCAGTTTCTACTCCAGTCTCATTGACTAGAATAGTTACATCTTTTGTTACAGAGCTTTTGACTTCGTAACCTAGACTTTCTAGTTCTGCGGTAGCTTCTGCTTTAGTTTTATAACTAGAGAGAGATCCCGATAGACATATCACTCCTGAGGTAGAGTTTACACTCTTATGCTCGAATAGCATATCATGGGGAAGATACTGTCTGTATTCTACAAAGTCTGTTTCTAACCAAGCCATTAGATTATCGGTCGTTATTTGCCCGAGTCCCGCCCTTTTGCAAGATTCTATAGTTATATCATAGATACTTCTACAGACAGCTGAAAGTTTTTCTGCTGCGACTTTTCCCACTAAAGGGATGCTAAAGGCGGGTAGCAGTAAGTTCGCAGGGGCTTTGGTTGAATTTTCAATCTCGCTAAGTAGTTTACTACCTAGCTTTTCCGAATTAAGGGCTAAAGAAGCACTAACTTCATCTAAGTAATATAGTTCGACTATACTACTTAAACCTAATTTTTCTATAGACCTCGGACCAAGTCCTTTGATGTATAGTGTTTTAGCAAAGTGCTGAATTTTTTTAGCTGATTTGGTGGAGCAATCATTATTCTTGCAGAATAATAAATCATTTACCCACTCAAGTATAGAATTGCACGAAGGGCAGTTACTAGGCACTTGAATTTTTTCCACTGATTTAATCCTTTTTGATTGAAGTGTATATTATACTAAAGTTTTGAGATAAAAGTCAAGAATTATTTTTTTAAAGGTTGTTAACCCCATTGATTTGCCATAGCATAAGCTATTCCTTCGTAGGTTAATGACCTGTCTTTACCTCGGGTTTTACTAGGTCCTAACTTGTTTTGTCCACTATCAGTTTGGTTCGACCACCTTCGGTATATTTTTCCGTTCTTTACTACTTTTCTACCTTCAATTAGTTCTGTTGGTTTTAGTGGTTTAAGTCCTTTAAGCCATAGACCAGTTTTCTTACTTGCATCTTCTCCAAAGTGGTATGGCTGTATATACTGAGGTTTAGGCATAAAGTCTAGCCTGGTGTTTATGCAACCTACTGGGTTTTCGATGCAAATTTTTGGAATACCACATTGCCACAGCTCTGTTATAAACTTTAATGCTTCTTCTGTTTTCTCAGCGCGGCCTTCAATTCGTTTATTCCAATGCAGCCCGCTAGAGCATAGATAAGTACACTCAGGATGGGCTATCATCATATCCCAATTACCTTTATGGAGTATATCTCTTACATCACCTAAATAGTGGCTTCCAGGTGTCTCTGTAGGTAAAAGATCACAACTAGTAACTTCATGTCCTTTCGCTGTAAAAGCATCTCTAACTCTTCCACTATACTCACAAGCTATTAATATTTTCATTAGCACTCCGAATCAAAGTCTTGCCATTCATCATATTCGCTTGGTTCGTGCTCATCTTCATAATCAACTCGTCGTACTATTCTAGGAATAATCTCGCCTGATCTGATTACTTCAACCTCGCATCCGATTTCTAAATCTAACTCGTCTATAATACTTATATTATGTAGAGTTGCTCTACTTACTATAGCATCTCCTATCTGTACTGGCTCTAGGATAGCTACTGGGCTGACCCTGCCGCTCTTACCTACTTGCCATACTACTTTATTTAGACGAGTTATTCCAGAAGCAGTTTGATCTGATTTGAGCGCAAAAGAGCCTCTAGGATGTTGCGAAGTAAATCCTTGCATATGATGTTTCGCAAAATTATCTAATCTGTACACTAACCCATCTGTTGGATAAGTATTTTCTACACTCTCTAATACTGTGACAAATCCAGTTGATTCGTACAGTTCCATCTCTTTAGTCCAAGTAAGTTTCTGGGCAGGCTCTGCGGCATATAAAACAAACTGTATACGTCTACAGGCAAATTCATCTATGTTCTTTAGATTTAATGCACCCGAAGCGTAATTTCTTGAGTTAGGTACTTCTTTTGGAGCAACTACCTCACCAGTTAATTGTATTATACCACTAGAGGCGTATAAGAATTTATTAGGAACTACTATCTTCATCTTATCTGTTATATCTTTACCGACTTTGCCGTCGCCTCTGGTAAGGGCTTGTACTAGCTCTCCATTAATATATAATAAAGATACTGCGGCTCCATCTAATTTAGGGCTGCAAACAACTTCATTAGTTTGCTTGTACCAATCAGGGGCATCATCTAGATTAAATACTTTCTGTAAAGAACGCATGGGGAAGTGGTGAGGAATACCATCTGTAACTGTATGCCCCACTTTAGTATAGTCGTGTTTTCTCGCAAGGGTATCAAACTCGTGATCTTTAATGATCGGAGTACCCTCGTAGTAGAGTTTACTAGCTCTGTCTAAAAATTTGTGCATAAAAACTCCTATTATTTTATATAGATATTATAAAACAAATTAAGGAAGTAGTCAAGAATTAAATATAGATGTCGTTAATTAAATCTTTGAAGTGAGTCTCTATAACTTCTTTACTTTCTGCGAGGGAAAGAATTTCGGTTAAAGCTACAAATAGCTCTTTAGATACATCTATACTCATTGGAATTGTTATTCCCACATTAGAAGGCTTCCATTCCTCTTCAAAGTCTAGATAGTACTTTCGTATACTTAAATATTCTACAGATCTGAAAGTGCTTACTATTAAACGAATCTGCTCTTCTTTATCCTGGTCGTAATGAATAACTTTAGTATATTCTTCTGGGGCTTCGTGTATTTCCATATCAATTCTTCAAGATAGATGATAAAGGTACTACACTTGTGACACTATCTGGTCTCAGAAGTCTATAAGAGTCCGTGTCCCAACAGAAAAACAGCAAAGTATCTGCCGTTTCTTTAGCTCTGCTTTTCTTACACGCAATATAGTGAGTACTAAAATCTAATGTGCATACATTATACTTCAGTTTCTTAGAATTCTGACTTCTATAAGTAATTACCGCATCTCCATACTCAGCAACTAGAGCGCGTAATTCCAGCTTTTTCACTATTAACTCCTTTTAGTGTAGGTTAGTAAAATTTTTTACTGCACTTTCTGAAAGGTGTTAAGTTTAAACGTAATCGTACACTGAGCGAGTCAGTGTACGATTATAGTATTAGAATTAGGCTGCCGAGCTTATAACACCAGCAAAATATTTCGCTGCTTTACCAGTTAGTTTACTAACTATATCTTCATCCACAGCGTGACCTGCAGAGGTTAATGCGGCAATAAGTTCGTCTTGGGCATCGGCTTTTGAAACGCGCGGTGATGCGCTGCCGTTACTTGATGTTCCTGCTGCAGCAGTTTTTTTGATATAAACTCCTGCTTTGGTTAGAATCATACGAACTCCATTAGGAGATTCTTCGTACTCTTCTGCGATTTCCTTAACAATTTCTATACTTGTTTCGGGGGTGGGGTTGGCTTCTTTGTAAGCCTCTACTACTGCTTCTTTCTTTTCGTCGTCCCAAGCCATGCTTGTACTCCTTGGTTAATGTTTCAATTATCAAATATATTATATAAAATTTTTAACATATTTGTCAAGTATTATTTTTTACAACCTTGATAGGTCTACTCCTACATCTATCAAGTGGTCTAGCTTTCCTAAATCATGAGCAAGACTGGTAGAGTAATGGCCTCCCACAGTTACGTGGGGGAAGTATGTATTAGAATAATCTCCTTTTTCTAATACATAAACTGTATACGCCTTACTTCCGTATATTTTTTCGTAGTCTATACGAGCTTTATATGGCACTCCTGACACGTTTTCATGGGTTAGTTCTGATAGCACCTTTGCAAGTCCACAATCTTTTGCAGACCAGACTATTTCTTCAACTTCAAAATGTGTTGAAATCATTTCTTCAGGTATTAAAGGGAACTTCCATTGTTGTGATTTACTTTGTTCTTCTTTTGTAGGAATTTCAGGTACACCAACCTTACTTAAAACTCCCTTGACAAAGGAAGCTGATCTAAATAAAGAACTAGCTATTGCTGACACAGGCTCTTTATTTAAATACATTACTACGGCCTCTGTTATTTCATAGGCTGTGGCAGGCTTACCTCGATTCTGTGATCTTCTCTTTTCTTGAAAAGCCACTTTATCTTTGTACTCTGCTATAATATTATTTAGGCGAGTAGTATTGTACGCTATATTTAGCTTCTGGCATGCTTCCTTTTTTGTAGACAGCTTCCCAGACTCTAAAAACTCTATCGTCTCTTGTATATTTGTCTCTGATAATCTTTCGTGATCTTTTCTTTTCACGCCTCTTTTCATCATCTTCTATCCTTTTTAATTCACCAGGTTCATATATCTTCATTCTAGTAGTTCCAAAATTAAGGGGAACATTAAACTACACAGAAACATATACAAAAAGAATGTTAATGCTGTAGCAGTTAACGTCACATAATAGGCTGCGCCTAGCCCGCCTACTCCGGCAAGCACTACTTTAAACCAATTTAAATCTTTAAACTTCTTCATTTCTTTTCCTCTTAACATCAGCTATAGCTGCTTTAATAGCATCTTCTGCTAAAACTGAACAATGTATTTTTACTGGAGGCAAAGAGAGTTCGAGGGCGATGTCCTTATTTTTAATCTTGGTTGCGTCATCCAAGGTCTTCCCTTTGACCCACTCTGTGAGCAAACTAGAACTAGCAATAGCACTCCCACAGCCGTATGTTTTAAACTTCGCATCTTCTATTATACCTCTATTATCTACTTTTATTTGGAGACGCATAACATCTCCACAGGCAGGAGCACCCACCATTCCAGTACCTACGTCATTAGCTTTATCATCTAATTTACCCACATTACGCGGGTTTTCATAGTGATCTAGTACTTTATCTGAGTAAGCCATGTTTCATCTCAAACCACTTATAAAAAGTTGGATCTTTTCTAAATTCTTCCCATACTTGAGCAGCAGATAACTGATCAGAGCGTATGCATTGTGCTAATAATTCATACTTAGTCTCTAAATCGTCTCCAATTTGCTCATTAATCTTTCTGCTCGTCTTGTCACTTGTGTGTACCATCTGGAGTCTCTCCCCTCTTTTGCGGCTTCCGTCCAGTCGTTTCCATCTATCGCTTTCAAAAACCTTTTGAATAATGATAACCTATGGTGTCCTAGATTAAAGTGCATATTAATTAGCACTTCTTGAACCATATCCGGTTTATCATCGAAGTCTTTTACTAAAAATTTTATTTCAGTAATGGAAGTTTCAACGTCCCTGTCGAAACATTCTCTCACTCTTTTTTCGTCTACAGGAGTTCCTAAAGGCCAGTCAGCCTCTGGGTCTTTTTGGGTAACTAAGTGCCCAATTCCAAAGGTTAGATAACCTAAATGATCTCTGTAAACCTGGCATACTTCGCCTTCATCTTCCTTCAACTGCTTGTATAGTCTGTCTCTATTCATAATACTATAGCGTCAACAAAGGTATCTGCTTCTCTTTTGATACGCTGAGGAGTAGTCAACGTGACGCTCGCATCTCTAACAGAAAAAGTGAAACTATCTGTCATAGTGTGTCCATCATCTCCCATA